CTGCTGGATGATGGCGAGGACCTCGCCGGCAGCCTGCCCGAGGTAGGCCTGGAGGAAGGGGACGATCAGGTCGCCGTTCTTCTCGATCTCCTGGTCGGAGAGCCCGAGGCCGGCGATCTGCTGGCGGAGGTTCTGGGGGATCTGGAAGCGCTTGCCGGGTGGGAGGGGAGGCGCACCGGGAGGAGCGGGCGGCGGAGGCCGGAGCGCGTTCAGCGTCTCTTCCATCCGGGAGAGGCGCTCGTTCGAGGTGCGGATCTGCTCGTCACGCTCGGCGAGGGCCTGCTGGAGCTGATCGACGGTCGGTTCGTCTGCCATGGCTATCTACCCTCAAAGCTATGGACTTGGGGATTGTACTCCCGCTCCGCCTCTCCGTCTGGCTGGGTGGAGGCAGCGAGCTGGGAATACTGGAGAATCATCTGGGGTCCGCCGTGTAGCAGAAGGGAGAGTTGCTGGATAGCGCCCCAGCGCTCGTACAGGTTTTCTCCCTCCTTGAGTGGGGAGGCGAGGAGGGCTTCGCGTTGCGCGTTGATGCCGTCCCGGAGGCCCTGCCAGACGTCGGAGACCTCGATCGCGCGGAGCATGTCGCGCGCCTTCGCCGAGAAGAGGGGGTGCTCCTCGGGCTTCACTTCGGGAAGATCGAGGCCGTGGCGGAGCATCGCGTCAGATCCTGGGCGGGGCTTGCAGCTTCATCTGCTTCGGCGGCTTCGCCATCGCGGCCTTGGTCCGTTTGCCGAGCCCGGGGCGCTGGCCGATCGCGAGGGGGGGCTTGCGCTTCGGGGCGGCGGCGCTTCCCCCACCTCCGGCGATGGCGCCGAAGAGGCCCTTCTGCGCCTGGGAGAGGGGATTTCCCCGCACCGTGCCGTCGGTCAAGATCTGCTTCGCCTTCCCGGGGGACATGTTCACCTTGGCGGAGGGCTTCGGAGGTTTGGCCATCTCAGGTCCAATCCGGGTGGCCGGTCAGCATCCGATTCCACTCCGCGTCCCACACGGCGGTCTGCGGCAGGTTCGCCGCATGGGTCGTGTTGTAGAGGTATGTGTTTACACCCATGATAGACTCCTATTGCATTGTTCCCCTAGGCAACCTTCTCTGAAGATCGCCTTCATTGGTGGTCTGGGGCGGACGCCCGGGATTCTCGGGCATCCCCCCACCCGGCCCACCTGGAGGGGAGCCACCGGGGGCGGCGCTCGCGTTCGGTGGACCGGGCGGGGAGCCCGCAGCCCCTCCTCCCATCAGTTGGGCCATGGCAGCCTGCTGAGCCTGTTCTTGCTGGATCTGCTGCTTCATGGCGAAGGAGGCGGCGTGACGCTGGATGTGCTGGATCACTTCCTGCTTGGTCGGCATGGGGAGGGCCTGGCCCTCGGGGGACTGGAGGAACTGGTTGTGGATCTGGGCGTGCTTCATGTCGTCGTCGATCGGGGAGACCGTCACCTCGTCGCCGCGTCCGACCTGGAAGAGCTGGTTCTCGATGACGGCGTCCACCGCCCGGGTGGGGGTGATGTCCTTCACGATCATCTCGGCCTCGCGGTCCCCGAAGCCGGTCGCCCAGACCTCGCGCAGGAGATACTTCCAGTCCACGCGGGCGTTGTCCTGGGCGAGGAACTGCGGCGGGACGCGGGCCAGGATCTGGATGAAGTTGAGCATCTGCTGGACGCGCACGTTCTGGTTGAACGAGAAGGTCGAGCCGAGCCACTCGAAGAGGTAGCCTCCCACGAGTGTATCTCTAGTTACCTGAGTCTCTAGAACGACCGCGCCGTCGGCGCCATCGACGCGCAGCGCGAGGTCGCGGTCGAGGCACTGCTGGAGGAGCGAGAACATCCACTCCAGCATGTCGTTCATGACGCCCTGTTCGAGGTTCTCGACGACGTCGCGCACCTGGAGGAGGGCCTCGCCGGAGACGATCGACATCCCGGTCGCGGTCTCGACCGCTCGGCCACGCGCACGACCGGAGGTCTGCAGGCCGGCGCCGCCGAAGGGCGCCACGTTCGAGACGTCGTTCATCATGGCGATCAGGAAGTTGACCACCTGGATCCCCGCCATGGCGGAGTCCTTCGGGGGCTCGATGAAGTTGATCGAGTCCCTCGGGCTCCGGACCAGCCAGCGCGCGGCGGGGGCCATGCGGATCGAGTCCGGGAACTGGACGGCGTTCGCGTCCATCGCGACGATCGGATTCAGGGCGAAGACCAGGCCGTCGCCGGTCTGGTTCATGGTATCATTCATGAAGTATTGGAAGTAGTCGAGGAGGAACATGACGCCGTAGCCCCAGAACTCGTTCTGCATCTCGCAGAACTTGGCAGCGAGATAGGGTGGCTCCTGCTTCCAGTAGGGACACTGGCGAGCCTGGACGAGGCACTCGTCGCCGACGATCCAGAGCTGCCACCACTGCGGGATGTCCGGGGGCGGGTAGCCGTCGGCTTCGGTGCCGTCCGCGCCGGAGGCGTCGATGGTGCCGTACCAGTAGGCCTTGGTGAAATCCATCGGACGCTTCGGGTCCTCGCGCGGTTTCTCCGACTTCGAGCGCAGCCCCTTCGTCAGGAGGCGGATCTGCTCGGCCTGGAACTTGTCGGAGTCGCGCGAGGACACCCCGGTGCGGAGTTTCTTCACCTCGGCCCAGTTCTCCACCTGGGTCCCCAGCTCCGGGCGGTCCTGGTCGATCGGGGTGTCGGACATCCGCTCCAGGGTGTCCCAGTTCACCATCATGTCCTCGAACACCAGCTCCGCGTTACGGACATATTGACAGGTATATGGGTAGACGTAGAAGAGGAAGGGATCGACGACGCGGAAGGTGGGACCGAGGTAGCGGGTGACGGTCTTCGTGCCCTCGACGATCTGGGAGACGCCGGTGGTGGGATCGGCTTCGGCGAGGAGGGAGGGGACCTCCTGCTCGTCGAGATTCCAGCCCATCTCGGCGATCCCGGTGCCGTAGATGCACAGCGTGCGGAGCAGGCCGGGGAAGGTGCCAGTGATCCGCATCTGCTGGCGCAGGAGTTTCATCATCAGTTCGTGGACGACGGTGCCGCGCTCCTGGTTCGCGGTCGAGTCGGGGGTGTTCTTGAACCACTTCCCCGAGTCCGGGAAGAGATCGGCGCGCAACTTCTGGACCCAGTTCTCGACGATCCGGTGAGCAATAGGAAGATACATCCGGAGTCTACCATGATAGCTCTGTTCAGTGCCCCGGAGCGTCCAGAGATTGTAGTAGCGGAGCCACTGCGGGCGGATGACCTGGTTCTTCTCCTGGCGGACCTGGATGAACTGCGGGGCGAGGGTCTTCTTCCACCAGTTCCGCACCGACGCCTTCTTGGCGAGGTTCGGGGAGAGGACGAGTTGGTCGCTCATGTGAGTTGAATCACCTGGAGCTGGGCGAAGGCCCAGGTGAGCTGGACGGTCGCGTTGGTGGTCGTCATGGTGGCTGCGAGGTCCCAGCGGTAGGCGCCGACCGGCGCGGGGGGCTTCGCGACCCGCAGGATGGTGATCGGGACGTAGAAGAAGCCAGACTTGGTCAAGGTATAGGCGAGGTTTCTAGACTGCTGCAATTGACCAGGAGGGTCGCCCCGGAAGAGGCCGACGTTCCAGGCGACCGGCTGGCTGGTCCCCGGGTCCGCGTTTAACCCCACTTGGAAGGAGATGTTCCCGATGATGAGGGACCAGCGCGCGGGGTCCTCGGTCGAGTCGGTGGCGACCGTGCAGAGCTGCTGCTGCGTCGTGACGGTCGCGTTCACGGTCCCGTTGGCGACCGTGCCGATCCAGGCGCCCTCGACGGCTGCCGCCTGGGCGAGCATGCCCTGGGGGATCAGGTGCGGGGGCGCGATCAGCGAGCTGCCGATGGTCAGGTTGGCGATCGTGGCGGCGCCGAGATTCGCGCCCGGGGCGGTGATGTTGCCGGAGGAGAGCGTGCCGGCGACGGACGCGTTGCCGGTGACGTCGAGATTGCCTTGGACCTGGAGGTCGCCCGGGATGATCGTCGCGGTGGCCAGCACGCCCGCGAGCGCGTCGATCTTCGCCCAGTTGGCGTTGACACGCGCGTCGTCGGTGAGCGTGAGATGGAGGTTAGGCGTCTCGTCCGGCACTCGCGTCTCCGTTCGTCACCGGGGGGGGCTCGGCGGCGGGCTCCTCGCGGAGGAGGTCTTCCAGGGCGAGGATGGCGCCTTCCAGTTGGGACGTGCCCATCTTCGCGAGGTCGAGGGCGCGCTCCAGCTCGGCGACCCGGCCCTTCTGGGTCTGGAGCTGGGTGCGGTAGGTTTCGAGTTTCGTCTGGATGTCCATCAAGCGGTCTTCGCTTTCCACGCGTCGCGGCACGCGTCCGAGCAGCATTCGAGGACAACCATCTCATCGTCCTGCGTGACGACGGGGAGATTGCCCGTCTGCGGAGAAGGGCCAGCGATGTATCGGGCGTGCGTGATCTGGATGCGCGCCCAGTCGGTTGGGTCGTCGGTCGTCTTCTGGCACATGGTACAAGTGTACATTTAACCTACCTCAAAGATATTCATATTGCTGACGTCGCTCGCAGCTTGTACGGACGCGCTCGTCCCAGACCGCACGACGCAGCGGATGTCATAGGTGTAGGTGCCCGCAGGCGGGTTATCGACGAAGACCGCCCACGGGTAGGGCATGACAACCGTGCCGCCGCAGCGTGCCGCGTACTGCCGGACTTGGTTAGTGTTGCGGTAGAGCCCAAGGAGAATTTGCGCGTTGCCTGACGAGCCCAGTTGGATGTAGGCGAGATTCATGGGGGCGAAGATGAGGACGAGACCGCCGCGCGTCGTGATAGCGGGGAATGTCGTGATAGCTCCACTCCACACATCATAGGATGAGAAGTTGAACGTCGTATTGCTGGTTGTCGAGGTGGACGTGCCAACCGCCGCGCCGCCGTTCAGCTTGCCGGTGATGTTCAGGTTGCCCGCGCTGTCGATGTTGAACATCCGTAGCCACGCTGGCGCGCCCGCCGTCGCGGGGGCACGGTAGGCGGCGAACTGGTCGTTGCTATCGACTTGGACTGACCAGCCGGGTCGCGTGCTGTCATCGAGGAGCGGATTTCCTGGTCCGGCGGCGACGTTTGATCGCACCACGAAGCCGTAGGGGCTGAGCAGGCCGAAATGCGCCTTCGCGGGCTGCGCCGCTCCCGAGAGCACGACGCCGTCCTGCGCCGGCGTCAACGCCGGGAGGGAGAGCGTGCCCGTCGCTCCATCGAGGACGAGCAGGTTCGAGAAGGCGGGAGCGCCCGAGGTGGCGGGGGCGCGGACGATGCGGCAGGCGTCGATGGCACCGCCCCAGAGCTGGAATGTCCAGCACGGCTCCGCCGTCGAGTCCTGGAGCGCCGAGGCTCCGGCATAGGAGTAGTTGAAGGCGAGCGAGGCGAAGGCGTTCGTGTCGGCGGCCTTGGCGCCGAGAAGGCGTCCCCTGGTGGTCCGCGCCGGCCAGACGAAGGCGTCGCCGACGGAGCCGGCATTGATGACCTTGAAGGAGTCGGTTGGGATGATGACGTTGCCCGCCTGGCGGGTGACCCAGGCGGAGCGTCCGGTCGTGAACCAGCGGACGTTGTTAGTGGAGGAGTTTGCTGCAATGATAGAGACACACTCACCAGGGGCGAGGGTGATGAAGGAGAGGCTCGCGTCGATGGTGTCGGTGCCGCTCGCCTGGATGGTGACCTGGTTCGCGGGGGTCGAGTCGGTGCGGGTGAAGCGGAAGACGGTCCCCTGGCGACGGCGGACCAGAGGGGAAGCGTCAGGGTGACCGCGTTTAACGTCGCGGAGACCTGGTTCTCGTACTGGGTGGTGGAGAGGGTGCCGGTCGCGGCGGTCCAGGTGACGGGGGCGGTCCAGAAGGGACCGGAGGGGAGGTTGTCGAGCTGCGTCCAGGTGCTACCGACGCGACCCATGAAGTGGCCGGCGGTGTACTGGATGGCGCCCGCGAGGGGCGACGCGCGGACGTCGGCGCCGACCTGGAGGGAGTTCAGGAGGGTGGCGCCCTGGGCGTCGAGCGTGAGCTGGGTCGTCGCGGCGGGGGCGAACGCGATCGTCGTCCCGGCGGCGGAGGCGAGTGCGAGCGCGCCGTTGGTGCCGGTGATCGTCGGGGAGGAGGGGCCGGTGCCCTGGAGCCAGGAAAGGGCCTTCGCGTTGTCGAGCGAGAGGACGCCGGTCTGGTCCAAGCGGAGGAGCTGGGTCCCGGCGTCGGCGGTGTT